GTTCAGACGTGTGCTCTTCCGATCTCCGGAGCGCCCGCGCGGTGCCGATATCTCTCTTTCCGCCGTTTGGTATGTGGTGCAGGAGTCGGAGACACGGCTGCACCCGGCTCATCATTGCCGCCCACTCAAAAAGCGCCTCTTGTTCGCTGTCTTCGGTCGGCAGAAATCCCCCTGCTTGTGGATAACTCATGTAATCACTCCTTCTTTTTGCGACTTGATGTTGATTTTGTTGCGACAGGCTTGCGACCTGTTGATAACTCTGTTGATAACTTTGCCTCGCTTGTGGATAACCCGGTTTTCCCTGTGTATAACTTCTTTTTCCGCGGCGGCGTGTCGTCGAGACGTCTGAGTTTGACACGAACAGAGGTTCCGGAGATTTCGCTTTCGCTGATGGTCACGGCTCCGAGTCCGGCGAGGGTCCATCCGGGATAGCGTTTTTCCCACCATGATCTGTCGGGAGCGTCGGATCCGCGGTCACGGATGGTTTTAAGGTCGCGGAAATCATAGGAGTCGTCGTTCGGGCAAGCGGCGAGGGGCTTTTTGAGTCCGATACTCGCATGCCAGCGGCGGCGGATACCCTCTCTTGCTTGCTTGACAAAGTACACGAGGGCGGCGGAGATCCCGCTCTCGTCCGGTTGTAATTTTTTTACGTTGGCAAACCCGAGTTTGTCTCCGAGTCTGCCGGGCTTGTCTGACTTTGCTCTCCATGCGTCCTCGATAGTGTCGCGGTCAACGCCGCCGGAGAGGAGTATGTGATGGTGCATACGGACGGGAGCCCCGCCGTTACGCCCGGAGGAGTACGAGGTTGTGAAGATGTACCGGAAGGGTACACCCGCTTTTTTGTAGATCACAGAAAGACGGCGGAGAAACCGCTTGACATTGTCGTCCCCGTCGTCGGCGGAGCCTGGAAGGTGCTCGTCGCCATATGTATTCGTCACGAGATAGTCCCCGCGCCCGAAGTTGGTGCTCGCGAGCATCTCAAAGTAGATTCTCGACCGCTTGTCGTTGAGAGCCTTCTGTTTTGGTGAGGACACCTTGACTTTCTTTCTCGACCGGTGGGAACCGTAGTATTTCTTCTGCCCCTCGGTGATGACGGAGAGGTGGACTTCCTTCTGCTCTTCGCCTCTGACCCGGCGAGTATATATTTGCTGTTCGCGGACGAAGATCATTTTGAATCTACCTCTCTTTCGTGGTCACGGATTTTATTCGTTCTGCCGAACAGGTTCGGTCGAACCGTATCGGTTTTGGCAATGGTTCGCACGCGTGTGTGCGCGATGTCGTGTCGGGAAATGTTTTCTCTGTTTTCCACACCTTGTGCAGAGTTATTAATACCCATTACAAGGTTGATTCGGGGCTCGCGCCCCGATGTCTCTATATGGTGTAAGGTTCTGTATTATATAATAGCTAAGAAGTTGTGACACAGAGGAAGACCACATATTTGATCTTCCTCTTTTCTGATTCTGTTCAGCGGATCATTACCGGCGTCTTCTCTCCGAGAACGGTGTAGCTTATCATGATGCGTCGTCCGTTTTTGCCCACCGTTCGACAATTTCGACGGCTTCGGCGGGGTATCTCTGCGCATAAGTGGAACACAATTCGCCCACTTCTTGCGCCTTGGTATGCAGCATACACTCTTCACCGTAATCCTCCGCGCAATTGTCGCACATCCTGTTCTTTCCCTTGAGATATTCAACCGCGTCCATTCTCTTCACCCCGTATGCACCGGTTCTCGAACTTCTTGTAAGCGTCGAGATACATCTCGTCTTTGTCCCCGTTGTATGTCAACTCATAGTACATCCCGTCCGGAACAGTCGTGCTCGCGAGCGCTTTCCAGTTCTGGAGCGTCTTGCAGAACCAGACGACATACACGTCGTCGACGGTTATCTGCATTTTGTCGGTCTTGTCAATGTGCTCGTTCGTGTAGTCACGGACGGTTTCTTTGATAAGCTTCATGGTGTTTTTATTGATCATTGAGTATCATACCCTCCCTTATCGCGATCAGAAGCGCCTCTTTGTAGATTGCTCTGGTCGGTTCATCCAGTGTCAGATAGACGCTCTGAATGAGACCCGCGACCTCTTCTGTAATCTCCTTCGCAGTGCCTTCAAGCTCGAGTACGCCATTTTCTCCGGTTTTAATCGTTGCTTTGATCATTTTCGTCCTCCTCATTCAGCTTTGCCCCGCAGTTTGGGCAAAAGTGCATAAATCTGTCATCGATACGCTTGCCACAGCGGGAGCAGAGTGGAATTTTGTCAATATAGTGAACGTATTTCAGAAAATAAAACGGTTCACCTTTCCATAAATGCCCGCTGTTATAATATGTTTCTTCTCTGACTTCCCGTTCCTTCCAGATTATGTGCGCGTCAGCCATTTTCGTCCTCCTTGTCAAAACATTTTCTCTTCCCCTCGTGGCAGAATCCGTCCCGAGGGACGGTACAGCCGAACTCCCGGCATGTCAGCGCGCTCTGCGAGTCAGAATACGGCTCGGAACGCTCGCACTCAAAGCATCTGACGACCGGAATGACGTCGGCAGTCTCCACCTCCTTCTTAGCGACCAGAATCGCGATGACAAGCCCGCGAAGCAGATCGGGAGACTCCGAATTCTTTGACCTGCAAGTTCCTTCGTAGCTCAGAGCTTTCAGAAGCTTCTGACGGTCGATGTATTCAGCCATCATTTTCTCCCTCCTCGCGTTCAATCTCTTCCCATTCTAACGGACAATCGTCATAAAACGGATCGAATGGTCTGGTCTCTTTCACAGCGCCCTTACCGCACTTATGCTTTCTGTAGTTGTAATAAGGGCAGTCGCCGCAGCAGCCGACTTCAATCTTTATATATCGTCTCGCCATCGTCGACCTTCTTTTCTTTCAGCCGCTCCACCCATCTTCTGATCTTTACGTCCGCGATAGTTCTGATATAGCGTTCAGGTCCCTTGTTTGAAAAATGCCTTTTGTCATTGGCATACGCCGTAACATATACCTCTTTGGCGATAAGGACATCGGTGAGCTCTTCAAACAGCCCGTCAATTGCGGCGCCCTCCGGAAGCGGCGTCGGATTTGTCCCGGTAAGCGCCCGCCGGAGTTTCAGCGCGGCTTGCGCGAGCTCCGACGCTTCCTCGGCGAGCTGGCAGAGAATATCTTCCGTGCTCAGTACCGAGGCGATATAGCTGATATCAGTCATTTTTTTCCTTCTCCTTCGCATTCTTCGCGGCGATCTCCCCGGCGCAGGCGGCGTACCCGCAGAGGTCGACGTAGCTGTCTTCCTTATATATACCTGTCATGATTCTCGCGTTCTTCATGAGCGCCATCATAAGCGCCACGTCCTCGGCGGCGATGTCGATGACCGTTCCGTACTTGTTGTCGAGATAGATCTTCCAGAGCTCGCCGATAATCCGGAAGTTGTCTTCGGGCTTTCCATACTGCTGTTCGCGCTCGCCGGTGACGATCTTTTTCGCCATGTCGAGGATTTCCCCGCGAGTGACCGGTTTGTATGTTCGCGTAACCGTAGCCGTGCATATCGTTTCCGTAGCGCCACGAAGATGATCGACACCTTCGGGCATGAGTTCGTCCTTGAACCACTCGGAGGGGATCCCGCTGACCTTACAGGGTATGCCGCCTTTCCCGAAGAGGCAGTGCGTACAGTCGTGCTGTTCGTCGCAGTTGTAGTGCAGGTCCATTGCTTCCTGCATGAGTTTCTGTTCTTTGCTGTTCATCTTGTTCCAAGCCTTTCTACAGCCCTTCCGAGGGCGGTTTCACATTTTGTTCTTTCGTTCGCGTCTTCGATTTTTTCAAGATACGTCCGGCATCGGTCGTAGGCTCCGACGAGACCTTCGAGGCAGACCTTGAATCCCGCCGTCGCGCTGTCGGCGGTCCGAAGCTTCTTTTCAAGCCCGGCGATCTGCTCGTCTCTTCCGCCGATTTCCTTTTTCAGCGCGTTGAGTTCGGCTTCGGCTTTTTTCTTTTCGTCCTCGGCTGTCTTTTTCGCGTCCTCGAGGGCTTTCTTTTCCTTCTCGAGAGCTTGTTTCGCTTTGTCGATAGTCTTTTCCGCCGCCTTTTTCCCGTCCGCCTCACCGGCTTTCCGGGCTTCTTCGATTTCGAGCTGCATTTTGAGCCGTGCCAGAGTCTCGGCTTCTTCGGCATATTTGTGTTTTTCGGCGTCGATGGCGGCTTTTATAGTCTCTTTCTGGCTGTCCTCGGTCATTCTGAGCTTTTCGCGGATCTTGTCGAGTTCCTTCTCGAGCTGCGCTTTTTCGTCCTCCAGTTCGGCTTCGGCGTCCTGCTTCTCGAGCTTCAGCTCGTCGAGTTCGTCCTGCACAAGCGAGAGCTGTTCGCCCTGCTGTCTTGCCTTCGCGACAAAGTCTTTGAGTTCCTTCACGCTCATGCCCTCGATGGTTTGCGGCTCGGATATGGCGTCTCCTCTCTCGGCGGGAGGGAGCTGTGTGACGAGGAAAAGTTTCTCAATGCCCATTCCCCCAGCCGACTGTAAAGCGCCCGCTCCGAGTTCTTCGTAGACTTTGATGTACTTGTAGGCTTGCGAGACGTTGACTTTCGCGAGTTTTTCGCAGTACTCGTCAAATCCGGCGCACCCGAGCGCCTGATAGAGCCGTTCGTCCCTCATCGTTTTGAGACCGGCGGCGAACTCGTAGAGTCCGATTGCCACCTGCTTTTTCCCGGCGAGGATTTCACCGTGTACGAGGTGCGCTCTCCCGGCGTCCGGGAGGATTTCTTTCGCCTCGGTTTCTATGATTTCGTTTCCCATTAGATCTATCAAAATTCAATTCCCCTTTCTTTCGCGTACTCGTCGAGTTCTTTCTCGATTTCTTCCATGTCGATTCCTTTTTCCCGGAGCTTCACGGCGTAGGCTGTGTCCTGGTACTTTTCGCCGTACCGTTCTTTCGTGTAGATGTGGCAGTCGATGATCTCTTTTAAGAAATCCGTGATTCTTTTCCGCCCGAAGCCGAAGCGTTCGCTCAGGGCGTAGGCGAGGATCGTGTCGTACCGCCCGGCGTTCTGGTTGATCTGCTCGCGTGTGTCGTCCGCGAGCTTCTTTTTGAGCTCTTCGCGGATAGCGGCGGTCATGACCTTCGAGCGCTCGATTGTCGCCCGCTCAGGAAGCCTTGCTCTCATGCGTGCGTTTCTCCTTTCGTTTTGTCTGCCGTTCGGTGATCTCGTCGAGCCAGATGTCGACGAAACCGTCCAGCTCTTTGTCCGGCGCGCGGTTGTGCAGTCCGTGAATCTGCCGGATTTTTGCCCAGTTGCTGTCAATGTTCATTTCGACCGTGAAGAACGGCTCGTCCGGCGCGTCTGTCCGTCTGATAAACAGAATTGTCGTTTTTCCCTCGAGGTGTCTCGCGGCGTAGCCTCCGACGCAGTGGTGCAGGGCTTTGCCTTCATTAATGATTTCGGCGGCGTTTTCCGGAGGTCGGACGAGGTAACGTTCGTCTGCGAAGCTGTAGCGCCGGTTCAGCTCGTCGTATCTTTCGTCCCGGTATTTCTCGTCGGCTTCGCGTTCTTTCCGTTCCTTCTCTTCGCGTCTTATGGTGTTTCTCAGCTCGACGGCGGAGTCGTGAGCGGCGGTCAGATTCTTCGGCATGAGGACGCGCGGTTCGGTGAGGTCGAGCCCGAGTTCCTCCGCCATGTCGTAGTAGTCGTGGTATGTAATGAGCGTTTGGTGCCGGCGGTAATCCTGAGCCCGCCATTCTTCGAGGTCCGATTCTTCCCCGCGGGCGTTCCGGTCGATGTAGTTTGCCAACTGTTTTCGGCTGAGCACCAGAGAGAGCCGCGCCGCGGCGAATTCGTAGTCTTTGTAACTGACGTTGCTGAATCTCCCGTACCGGCGAAGCTCGTCGTCGGCGTCCGCGATGGTTGACCCGGACCAGAAGCCCCGGAGCATCCGGCGCGTTTTCAGCCGGTCGAGCGTCGGCTTTTCTTTGATAAATTCGTTGTACTCCTGTTTGTCCATCCGGAAGAATTTCCACGGCTTGTCCGCACTCCAGTTGATAAGCCCGTCGCCGCGCTTCCGGATGAACAGTGTCTCTTCAATAATTTCATGGAACCCGAGCTTCGCGATCATCTCGATCCCGGGATGGACGCAGTACTCGGCGAGCCACCTGACGGCGTAGTCACCGTCAGCGAGTTTTTCCCTTCGGGATTTCATAAGTTCCTTCAGCCCGCTGTATCTGAGAAATGTGTGTCTCAGCAGTTCGAGCCCGATGACCTGCGCTATGTACTCCGAGCCCTTGACGCCGGACGGGGTTCTCGCTTCGCAGTACAAGTAACCGAGGTTTCCGCCTTCCATGTACCATCTTTCGCGCCAGCAGTACGCCTTTCCGGGCGTCCACGCGTAGATGTGCTCGATGTGCTTGTGTATGTACATCTCGCGGTATCCGTCGAACCTGTAGCACTTGCGGGCGGTCAGAGCGACGCCGAAGACGAGATCGGGGTCGCCGGTCGGGATGATGATAAGAGCCCGCCGTGTCTGGTAGAGGTTGATCATCTTCCCGCATTTCCCGACGAGCTTGAGCTCCGCGCCTGTCCGGCAGTGGGGGCACACGACGAGCTCACCGTGTGTCAGGTGCGGGTTTACGACGATTTTCCCGTCGTAGTTCTTCCCGATCCGCTCCACGTGGTCGGATACGCAGTAACAGGTCGTGCAGATAAATTCTCTCTTTTTCCCGACCGGCTTGCCGTCGCTGTCCCGCTTCCGGTCGGCGAAGACGAAGTTCGTGAAGAGCCGGTTGAGAGCATAGTCGCATCCATCCGACAGACCCGGAAATTTCTTCGCGACCGCCTCGCTCTCCGGCGAGTTCGATTGTATTTCAAGTTCCATTTTTTTCGCCTCAGTCGAAGAGATCGTCGAGGTCGATCGAGATTTTCTTCGCTTTCTCATCCGCGGAGGCGGTGTTTCCGGTCGACTGTAAATCGGGCTGTCCGGCGTCTTTTGCCGTGACCGCTTCGCCGCCGGGGAGCAGATCGTTCCGCCCGTTCGCTCCGGCGGTGAGATCGATCTCCATCTTAAAGCGGACTCCGCATCCGGGAAAGTAGAAGTTCGCGGCGCGGCGGTAAACCTCTATGTCCGAAATGCTTGTGCCGATACCTTTCGTGACGGCTTCAAGGCACTCGGAGAAGCCCGTGTCGCCCTTCGCGACGACGGCGTCCGCGAACTCAGGGTCCTCGATAAAAGAGGCAAGTGCGCGGGCTACAGGTCTTTGCAATACCTGTGCGTATCTGTTTTTCGGTTTTTCTTTCTCACCCGCATTGATCATGCGGAGAGCTGTGGTGTAGTTCTCGTTCATGGTGGTATCCTTTCATTTAATTAATGTCAGAAGGGAAGTTCTTCGTCGGACGCGAGAATCTCGAAATTCGCGGGTCCGAAGCTCTGCGTCTGCGTGAGTGTCGGCGGCGGAGCCTGAACCGGCGCTCCGGTCGGCGGCGCCGGCGCTGTGTATGCGCTCGGCATATATCCGGTCGGCTGTGCGGCGGCTGCCTTTTCCTTTTCGGCTTTCGAGTCGACAAAGTAGGCTTCTTCGACGATGACGTCGGTCATGTAGTGCTTTACCCGGTCTTTGTCCTCGAAGGTTCGCGTCTCGATGTGTCCGACGACCGCGAGGCTGCTGCCTTTATGAAAATACCCCGCGATGAATTCAGCCGTCTGTCGCCATGCCGTACAGCTGATGAAGTCAGCCGTAGGCGCTCCGTTGTCGTTGTCCTTCGGCTGATAGCGCCTATTTACGGCGAGGGTAAAGCGCAGTAGGCTTGTGTCGTTCGGTGTCTTCTTGACTTCCGGCTCCGCGACGAGCCGTCCGCCGATGATCACTTTGTTGAGGTTGAAGTTTGCCATTATGTCCCCTCCCTGATGATCTTCTTGATGTATGGGAGCGGGACGTCATTCAGCTCCGCGAGAATCAGCATCTGGGCGTCCGGGTCCTTCGCCTGTCTCCATTCGCGGATGATTTGTTCGTTGTCCATCCACGGACCGGAAGGTTTTCTGTCCGGGAGCTTGTATCTGATTGATCGCTCGCCGAAGAATATCCGCACGGCGTTCTCGGTGCGGTCGAGCGTTTCCGCGATTTTCGCGCAGGGGACGCCTTTTTCCCGGAGTGTTCTTGCGAGCTGTTTTTCTTCATATGTCCACGGTCGCCGTGTGGTGATCGGGACGAAGTGCTTCTGAATCATGTCTGTGTTACCTTGCAAACTCGTGCCAGTAGAGCCAGCGCGGGGTTATGTCCCACGCGCCGGGTACGACGACCTTTTCCGGATACAGACGGTAGGCTTGCCGTTTTTGGCTGTAGTAGCCCTTGAAGTATACGAGCGGCCATCCGTAGCGGTCGGTCAGGGCGATACGATAGACACTCCCGCCGATACAGCCGTAATTCCTCCATCTGTTTCCGGTTCCGGTCGTCTCAGTCAAGTTCAATCTTCCTTTCTTCGGCGTAACGTCTCCACGCCTCTTTTTTGATATATGTCTCGGTTATGTAGCCGGTCGGCATTCCGATTTCCGGTCGGTAGGTGTCGTCGCCCATCACGGCGGAGCGGTATTTCGCGTACGCGCGCTTGTAGGTGCGGACTACTGTCGCGTCGTCGAGCCCTTCGCCGCTCGCGCGGATGTTCCAGAGCGACCGCCCGACTCTTCTTTCGATGTCCTCGGGGAGAGTTTCGTGTGGTTTCATGTTGTCCTCACTTTTTATTTTCAGGCTGTTGACTTTGCCATTGATTTGTGATATACTGTATATGGTGTCCTTGTCAGAGGAGATCTCCTTTGTGTCCGGGTGGTAGTGGTGTACTTCCCGGACGCTTTTGTTATGCCCGGCATAACAGGATTCCGCCGCCGTCGAGGGTTTCTTCGGCGCGGAACTCAGCCTTTTCGCCCTCTCGCGGGACGAAGACCCTGTCGCGTCCCTCACGCTCGAGCGCGGCGGCGAGAGCGTCGGCGAGAAGCTGATTCGCCCTCTCGAGCATTTTGTTGCACTGCCGCAGGTCGTTGATCTGGGACTGCTGCTGTCTGATGAGTTTGCTTTGCAGTTCGAGTTCTGTCATTGTTATGGTCTCCTTATCTGCTGTTCCGTGTCGGACGCGGCGTGTCTCTGTGCGCGGGCTTGTCGGCGTCGATCGGCGTCACCCGGATTGGCTCGGCGAGACGCCGGAAGTCGTCTGTCTGTGTGACGGCGAAGACGTATTTCCGCTCCGGCCGAAAGATCGGTTTTTCGTCGAGCGCGTTTTCGTGTCCGCACTCGAGAGCGTACTGCCAGCATTTTTTCGCGGCTTTACCGCCGACCGGCTTCGCTTTCTGGTATGAGCACCATTCGAGCCCCTCTTCGCGATAATACATGACGGCTTCCGCGAAGCAGACGAAGTGTTTTCTTTTGATTCTCTTGTTCATTTTCTTTTCTCCTTTGGGATGAATACCGCGAGCGGATCGGAAAGTCCGAGCGTCATGCAGATCTTGTAGATTTCGGTGTAGGTGAAGTCGCAGACGCCCTCGATCTTCCGATAAAGCATCGCCCGGCTGATTCCGGCGTCCTTCGCGAGGCGGCTTATACTGATGTTCCGCTCCGCGAGCAGGGCTTTGAACTTTGTCTGCTTCATGCCGGCTTGTCCTCCTTCTCGGACTTCTGTTCGCGAAGCTCCGCACAGGCGATTACGCCCTCGATATAGCTTGCGACGAGCCTCCGCTCGATCTTCGAGAGCTTCGAAAAAGCCTCGTCACGAAGAATCGCGTTTACTTTTTGCCTGTTGTCCATTGTGTTTTCCTCCTTATTTTCTATTGCGTTTGCCGCCGAAGCGGCGTATGTAATCCGCCATGCCGCCGTTTTCCTCGAGCAGTTTCGCGAAGATATAGTCGGCGGCGTAGTTCGCGGCGTTCTTCTCGTCGAGCGTGAGCCCGCGCTCAGGGTCGTATGCCTTCTCCGGGATCTCCCGGTAAAGATCCACAACCTTTCCGTTCGGCGTCCCGTCCGGGTCCCTGTAGCAGACGACCCCGCATTTTACCCGGACGAAATTTCCGAGGTCGGTTTTGATTTCTTCTGCTTTCATGGTGGTCTCCTTGACATTCGTTTATTTTTGTGCTATAATCAACTCGAAGGGAGGTGATTATATGAACGTGAATCTGAATTTGAGTGCCGAAGATACCCAAGCACTCTATAAAGCCATAACCCTGACCATAGTTGACAACAAATCAGGAACGAGCCAACCTAAAGTTGCAAAAAAACTTGCTCATCTGAAACAGTTCCGTGACCGAATGCACTCTAAAAATGCCGATATCATAGATAAATCGGATTGGACGGCTATACTGTTTGCTCTGAATTATTCGCGCCGCTTTTATTCGCACAACATAAATATGTGTGAACTGCATGACGTCGATCCGGACAACAGCGATTACATCGAACTGGTCAACGACTTTAATCGCTTGACGAACCTTTTACAGCATCTTTCGGAATCGGTCGCATCCGCCGAAAACTGATCAGACAGTATAAGCCAGATACCGAGTTTCCGGGACTTTTTGAGTTTTATCAAAGAAGCCGTGCTTTGACTATTCATTTCCATCACATTTCGGAGAAACCGCTCTCTCGGATTTTCTGGAATGTGATTTACTGTCGCAACCTCGTTCATCCCTCTCACCTCCTTCCTTTCATGGAACGATTCTTGACATTTCGTCCATTTTATGGTATAATCATCTCAGAGAGGAGGTGATTATATGAACCCGAACAACGAGACTATAGCGCATGAACTCGCAATTGAGTATCTGCGCATTAGTGCGACGGAAAAGGGGGCGGGCAGTATTGATGGATTTGCTACGCGATACTGCCAGTTGCGCGATAGAGCTAAATCTGCTCTTGATGCTTACGACGACGCCCACCCCATTGACTTCGGCTCGCAGAATTAACTAACTTCTGTCGAGTCGAAGCTCGCAGAAGTAGTTAAGCATAGCCTTGCTCCGATCAAGCACTTCCATTGCTTCCTCGTGAGTGAGGCTATGTTTTTCGCCGATAAGAACAACGATCTCTTTTGCGAGCTTTCGGACTTCCTGCTGTTTCTTGGCACGTGCGCCATTCAGTGCGCCTTCCTTATAGAAATCACGCTTTATTGTTTTTTTCTCCATGACTTTTTCACCTCCTTAATTACTGCCCACCAATATGCAGCTCGCAGTAGTAATCTAACATGGCTTTGCTCAGATCGAGTGTTCCCACAACCTCGTTATGAGTGAAGCTGTGCTTTTTTGTCAGGTGTTCGACTATCTCACAGGCGACTTCTTTCATCTCGTCGAGTTTGTCCGGTCGACTCCCAGTGAGTAAGCCGATAGGCATATCTGCCCAAGAGTGATCTTTATGCTCTTCCATCTCTCTCACCTCCTTAAATGTTTTGGGAATCCGTCTTGATTTTTGTTTGTTTTTGTGGTATAATCATCTCGGAGAGGAGGTGATTATGTGAAAGATTCTCTTATGACGTGGGCTGACACATCAAATTTCACTTGGGAAGAGCTACAGTACTTCAAGTGGTGCGATCTCGCTCTCGAAAAGCTCGAACTCCTTAAGAAAGTCTATTCCGAGAACGAGCCGCTGCCGCCGCAGGTATATGAAAGGCTGAAATGCTACTGCGACGGCGAGAACAAATTGCCGCCCGAGATCACTAAGATCATCGGCGAAGGCTTTTTGTCGGTCGGTAAGATTACTTACATCTGCAACCGCTTGAAGACTATAGCTGAAGTGACTCCGGCGGTAATAAACCTTGCATCAACGATTCAAGACGCATTACCTAGGATTCCGCAGTAAAGTCACTTATTCGAGGCGTTCTCTTCAAGTTTCTCTATCACTTCCAGCAGTGCCTTCGAAAATGCTGACGGAAAAGACTTGAGAGCTCGTTTTCGACCTACTTCTCGACCAATCAGCCAGGCGGCGGAGATTACGTACAGTGCCACAAGATATGGAGTGGGTAATCCCGCCGTTCCTGCCGCGATCAACAGCAATAAGATAGCGTACATGGGTTCACCTCCTGTTTTATTGGAATATCAGCCGCGCGGCGACCGCGACCACGATTCCGGCGACGAATCCGATCAGGATGTGCCATGGGCTGTGCGGCTCGTCCGGAAAGCGATTGTCATGACCGAGCGGCTTTTTTTCGGGAATCTGTAATTGGTTCTTGCCTTCGAGTATCGCTTGCCATGCGGCTTTGAGCTGTGCTTCGATGTGCTGGTCTATCTGGTTCATTATGATTCCCACTGGAGAAGCTTTACGATCTCGCACATTGCGTTCGTGTATGCTGGAAGATCGCTTTCATGCCCGGCAAGATGGGCGATCACAACCGACTTTTCGGCAAGCAGGTCAAGCTGCTTGCGAAGGACTTCTTTTTCATGATTATCCATTTTTTCTACCTCCTCTTACAATTTCTATAATTCGTTCCATAGTCCAATCTACATATTTGTCAACCGTGCGAAGAAAATATGTGCATTGATTTTTTGTGACGAGCCATGCGCACACCGAAGATGTAATTGCTGACACCGCTATTGTCAATAACACGATTCGCGCTTCACCAAAGCTAATCAATCTTACCTCCTTGACATGAGAAAGTGCATTATAGACTTCTTGAAAGACTAAATCTGCGTCCGGCGGTTATCGACCGCCGGGCTTTTGTCAGTAATGCGCGCAAGCTCCTGCCAAGAACCTATATTACCGTTATAATAGGTAAAAGCGGGATCTTCGATCTTGCTCATGCGCTCTTCGAGTCGCTTGACCTTTTCTTCAAGCAACTTGATTCGCTCGCTTTTCTTCATTCTCTCACCTCCTTCAATGTTTTGGAAATCCGTCTTGATTTTTGTTCGTTTTTGTGATATAATCATCTCGGAGAGGAGGTGATTAATATGGGTGACGTGTGTTCTCGCATCACAAATTTTAAGACTGATTTAGACAAAATATATGCTCCAAAACCTTTGATTGTTAAACCTGTCAGCTTTGCAGAGCAGGTGATCGATGAAATCAAAAAATTTGAAAGCAATCTCGATGCTGAACATGAGACGGGTATGGTGCTTGCGAATTTCGGTTCTGTGTGTACAATACAGGTTTCGAGTATCAATACCAAAAATCCGGGACTGATAATAATAACCGGATATGATAATGCGACAGGAAACAATGTAACTCTTGTACAACACTACACTCAGCTCAACTTCCTGCTTATGGCGATTCCGAATCCAGAGCCAACCAAACCGCCGCGCCGAATCGGTTTCATTTCAGAGTAGACATCAGCACGCTGAGCTTCGGCATTTTTGCTTCTGCCGTTGCGTAAGCCAAGTACATATCCGGCACACGTTTTAACAATCTCTCTGGCATATCTTGAAGTAGCTGTTCAATATGTGCCAGAGATTTTGCTATTTCTTGGAGACACTCGCTGTCACGGTTTTCTCCCATCCCTCTCACCTCCTATCCTAATTCATTTTCCTTTATCCATTTCCAGATAATCTGGAGGATAAGCGCATTAAGCGTTATTCCCACCTCTTCACGCTGTCTTTCCGTCCGGCTCGTCCTTGTGCATGAGCCGGACTGATTCCGCTCTCAGCTCCGCCGCGACCGTCACCCCTTCGATGAAGGCGATGAGATAACGCCGTTCTTCTTTGGTAAGCTTCGCGAAAAGCTCGTTGTTTAGAACTTCATTGACTTTTTCTTGGTTTTTCATTTTGCCCTCCTTGCTGCAAATTGCGGTATATGTCACCGCTTGTTCCATCTTATGTATCTTTTACGTTCTTATTATATCATATTATGTAATTTTTGTCAAGAGGTTTTCAAAAAATACTTGACAAGAATTACATCCTATGGTATAATGGTATCCGGAGGTGATTATATGGAGTTGCATGAACGATTGAAGTCTGTCAGAAAAGAACTCGGATTGACTCAGGAAGCACTTGCAAAATCACTCGGGATACCCAAACGCACCTATATCGCGTATGAGTATGGTGAGAATCCAATACCTGATCGGTTGATAGTTTCGATTTCAGCTGTTCATGGCGTCAATGAAGATTGGCTCCGTACCGGCGAAGGCGAGATGTTCCCGCCGAAGACGCCGGACGAAGAGTACGCCGAGCTTCTCGGCGGTCTGCTCGCGGACGAGCCGGAGAGCTTCCGCCGGAAGCTCGTGACGAACATCTGCAAGCTGAGCGACGACCAGATCGAGGCGGTCAGGCAGTTCATGTGGACGCTGTTCGATGAGCACGACAACGAAAAAAAGTGAAGGTCAGGGGGATAAGTTCCCCTGACCTTCACTTTTTGTGTTTCATTTTTCTGTGTACCGGCGGATCACGGATAGCAGCATCCGCAATCGGTTCGTGTCGAGCAGTTCGAGCAGTATGTTGATCTTCCGGATAAGTGAGCGCCTTTCGTCCATTTCCGCAGTCCTCCTGTGCGTCATAGGTTTTCGGCAGCTCTCCCGGTTCTGGTACGAAGATGTCGTCGACGCGCACACCGAGCACGGCGGCGACCCGATACGCGGTGTCGATGGTTGGGATGAACATACCGCGCTCGATGTGGCTGATCGTTGCTTGTGAGATTCCCGCGAGTCGGGAGAGCTGATACTGACTGAGCCCTGCTTTCTTTCGCTTTTCCTTTAATTGGTTTTTCATCTGATATCATGATACCACATTTCGGCGGATTTTGCAATATTTTATAAATATGTTGATATTTTTGTATGCGCGAATATTTTTTCGTGGTCCCTATTGATTATTGTCTCGGATTGTGGTATAATTATACCAGATACATTAACATAAAAAACCGCCCTTAAAGGGCGGCAAAGGTCAAGCCTTATAACGCAGGTATTGACACTCCGTTTTCGAGAAGCGTCGTTAAGAGGGCGTCGCGAAGTCCGAAACGCTTATATCCATAACAGGAAATTCCGACAATCTGGTCTGTGTCCATTTTCCGGATGAGACCGAACTTCGGGTCTTCGCAGTCCTCGTAGGTGTCTTTTACGTCACCGAAGACAAGCGTCAGAATGTCATATTTTGCGTCGTAGTCACTTTTTATCTGATTTTTTGTATAGCGGGTTGCCTGCATCCGCGGTCCCTCCAATCGTTTTTGCGGGCATAGAAGTACGATAATTATACCATATTTTTCTCAAAAAATCAAGAGGATGCTTATATTATTCACGACTTTTCGACGTAATGCATAATTTTATAATCACTTGTTGATCTCAGAAAGGAGCACCACATGAACGCAGTAATTTACGCCCGCTATTCATCCTACCGTCAGGACGAGCGGAGCATTGAAGGTCAGATCGAAGACTGCACGCGCTTCGCGGAACAGAATGAATATAAGATAGTCGGCGAGTACATAGACCGCGCCCGCTCCGGAACCAATGCCGAACACCGGACAGAGTTCCAGCGTATGATAAAGGACAGCGAGAAGCGCGCCTTCGACGTGATCCTCGTCTACAAGCTCGACCGTTTTGCCCGGAATCGTTATGATTCCGCGATGTACAAGGCGAAACTGAAGAAGAATGGCGTCCGCGTCGTCTCGGTGACCGAGGCGATATCCGAGGAGCCGGAGGGCGTGATTCTCGAGTCGCTGCTCGAGGGGCTCGCAGAGTACTACTCGAAGAACCTCGCGCAGAATGTGACGCGCGGAATGCGTGTCGCACGGCAGCATGGTTTCTTCACCGGCGGCGTAATTCCGTATGGCTACCGTGTAGAAGATAAACATCTTGTACCCGATGAAACGGAAGCACGAGTTGTTCGTAAAGTATTCGAAATGTACGCCGATAGGGTTCCGATGAGCGAGATTATAGCGGAGATCAACCGCCTCGGGTTCAAACCGAGAGTAGGAAAGACGTTCGCGATAAACAGCTTTTATCGTATGCTCCGCAGCCCGAAGTATATCGGCGAGTACTCGCTCGATGGGGTAGACTATCCGGACATTTATCCGGCGCTCATCGACCGCGATCTCTGGGATCGTGTGCAGACGAATTTGAAATGCAATTTACCGTCGCGGACGCGCGTGAAACCGGAAACCGTGAATTACCAGTTGGCTGGAAAGCTGTTCTGCGGAATGTGCGGCTCGACGATGATCGGCGAGAGCGGACGAGGCAAAGGCGGCGCGGTGTACCACTACTACACGTGCCGGAACCGTAAGAGGAACCACGACTGCAAAAAGAAGAATGAGAAGAAGGACTTCATAGAGTGGTATGTGGTTGAGCAGACCATGCTGTACGTCCTGACGCCGGAGCGTATTGATCTGATAGCCGAGAAGCTGCACGCGCAGTATGAGAAGGATTGCTCTGTGAAGAAGATCGCGGACCTCGAGAAGCTCTCGAAACGGCTTGACAAAGAGCTCGACGATTGCGTGACCCGCCTGATTCACGAGAACGACCCGGCGATTCAGAACCGCATAAGGGAGCAGTTCACCAAACTGAACGAGCAGAAGGAGGACGTCGACATAGATATCGCGCAGCTGAAGCTCGTAGCGAAAAAGACGTTCACGGTCGAGCAGTACAAGCAATGGCTCGGAACCTTCGCGAACGGCGACCCCCTCGATGAGACATTCCGTCAAAAGGTAATAGATACATTTGTAAATTCTGTGTATCTGTTTGATGACAAAATTGTTATTTACTATAATATCAAGGGTGGAAAGCAGATTTCGTACATGGAAATGTGCGATGATATGGAAAATCTCGAGCCGATGGACGATATCGCGCCCGGCTCGAGGTGTTCGGACAGCACTTTCAATGGTTCACCATTTGGTACTCCAGCCGAACACCTCTTCATAATCAATGAGAGGTTGTTCGCCCTGGTAGTTTCAATTGATCGAGAATAACAAAAAAGCAAGCAGTAGATGCTTGCTTTTTTGTTGAGCGTTTTTCTGTTATAGAGTGACAGAAAAACGGCAGGAAATCCCCCCGCCGTTTTACGCTACTTCTTGCTATTTTCAATGCCGATCCGAATAAGCCGCTTGATCTCAGTCTGCATCGGCAGTCCCTCAAGTGCGTCGAGAATATCCTTGTCGGTCTTCTTGTTGAGTTTGAGTCCGATGAAGCGTGTGTTCTCCTTGTCATACTTCTCCTGCGGAGTTGTTTTTTTCTCGCCGATAAAAATCACGTCCTCTCTTGACATTCGGGGCAAAACGTGATATAATAGAAACGATGAGGGCGGCGGCAAGTTCCGCCCAAGTCGTTTTTGGTTTGGAAGCTCTGATTACTTATTGTCGATCAGAGCTTTTATTTTTTCGATTGCTTCTTCCTTGGTCTCGCTGCCTTCGAGAATCATAAGTATCATCTCAAGAAGCTTTTTGAATTGAAAATCTGTCATGCCTTCTTCCATTTTGACCTCCTCTCTCGTCTTGCCCCGGTATTGTGATCTCTCCTGATCACATATATATTATACCATAGGTTTAACCTATTGTCAAGAGGTTTCCGCAAATTTGTCCGAAAATAAATGTAAATATATAATGAACGCGGTGCGGCAAACGAAAATGTCTCCTTGCCACACCGCGTTTTTTTTACCTCAGCGCATTCTCCGCGCCGATCGGATTGCTCTTCATCCACTCGTTCATTCTCGCCACAACCTCATCAATGAGCTGCGACAACGACTCCTCAGACACGAGCCACGTCAGCCACTTGTATCTGGCGTACAGCCAAGCGATGACCTGTTGTTTCTTAAGCTGTCCGGTCTTCGCGCCGTAGAGCCGTTCAGCTTCGACCGCGAGTGACATCAGCACCGAGTTCAGAATCTCCCGGCGCCTCGCCGGAGACGCCTGAATCAGCGTCACAACAAACACCGCTACAGCCGCGATCACAGCCAGCGCAAGAATCACCCACGGAATCATTTTCGATATATCCATTTTTCTTTACCTCCCGGTTTTCAGTTATTTTAATTATTGAGCTGAGCGCGAGTTCAATCGCGCCCACGATGCCGCCGACGCTGTACGCCGCCGTGTAGTCCCCGCCGCAGACCGCTTGAAGTATTGCGACGAAGGGTAAGTACACGGCAATGTACACTAGGACGGCGATTATCAAACGTTTGAGAAATCTCATATCTTTACCCAGCTGAGTATTTCCTGCAAGAGAATTCTGTCCGGTTTGACCTTCGAGATCGTGCAGACCTTGCCGACAAGCCGCGCGGGAATCGGAAAGCCGTTCGAGTAGAGGTCTCCGAAACGGATTGTGTACCGCTCGCCGACTGCGTATGGCATGCTGTCGAAATACCCGGTGTCGAGGTCGACGTCGGTGCTGATGCCATACACGCGCCCGGCGGAGTGCTGCCAGATTTTCAGGTTCGGAACTTGCATCGGCTTCTTCACGCCATAATGCGCGAGCCAGATGTCGGTGTCCGCGAAGGCGTTCTTTTTGAAGCGGTACTTTATGAAGTTCGGATTCGTGTACAGCATCGACCGATATCCGGCACGCTGAACGCGTTCGAGGAATGTTCGCGTAATAGCGGTCAGGTCGGACTTGCCGAGGTCGCCGAGATAGCGGTCAGACTCGACGTCAGCCGCCGCCCAGAGCGAAATCTTGTCCCGGTACGGTGAAATCGTTTCGATGAAATAGTCGGCTTCGTAGTTCGCCTCGGCGACGCTCCGCGCCGTCATCCAGTGCCAGACGCCGAGCTTCATGCGTGTCTTCGACGCTTCGGTGATGTTCCGGACGAATTTGCTGTCCGTGAAAACCCGCAGATGCTCGGTCGCGCGAGTCTCGCCTCTGCCTTGACTTGCCTTTATCATCGCAAAGCCCTGAGTCAGCGCGACACATCGCCAGTCGATGATTCCCTGTCCGGTGTATACATCGATTCCGTTACTCATTTTTTCATCTCCTCTTTTTAATATTGTCAATCGTGCTCCTCGTCTTCAAGTTCATCTTCCTTCAGCTCTGCCGAATGCGATTCGTCAATCGCTACCTGTATTTCGGCTAGATCGGATTCTTCAAGGACGCCTTTTTCTAGCCATCCGGCTGCATCGAGGATGATCTTATAGTCAGACATCTTGCCGACTGCGTCGAGAAATCCCCTCTTTATGAATGCTTTGAGATCAAACATCAAATATTACCTCCTAACGAAATTATTGCTTGGCGCTGTGACTCAATGACTTTTATCGGATCAGCCCTGCCGTTGACGGTCAATGTATCTGCGTCTGATATAACCGTATTTATACCATCAAGCTGATATAACAGCGATCCTCCGGTTGCGGTAAAAGGCACAGGCTCGGCGAGCTTGTAGGCAATCTGCACCGGAGTTCCGGCGGCATACCGGGCGGCGAGGTAGGATTTCCACGATGACACTGCCGCGGCAGTGCTTGATGTGTCGCTAAGTCGCGAATTTTGTACCGCGATCATCAAATATTTTGTGGTACTTGTCGGACCTGCAAAATCGAATCCGACTGTTTGGCCGCCGTAAGTCCCCAAACTGTGAATATAGTGCGAACTCAAAGCTCGACGATAATCCTCCGGCGAGTAATCGGCGATGTCTGTACAGTAAAAACCCGTCAACCCATCCGTTCTAAAATTCACACCCCATGACATCCATTTTTCCGTGCCATCCAGCACGATCATGTTCCACGTCTTCATCCCTTCGCCGGTCGCCGCGTCTACGCTTCCGCCGTAGATGGTCTCTGGTAGCGCAAGATTGCGGGTTTGTGCTATATATGGTATTTTATCGACACTTGGTGCTGTTACGCCATGTGTAATATACGGATATAGCGTAACATCGACCGCAGCCCCGGCTGGGATAAGTATATACCAGTATTCTGTGGTATCGCCGGACTCTATCGCAAAACGCCCTTTGGTATTTTGCCAATAACGCTTTCCGCGGCGGATGACTACTATAGATGCGCTCACACCGGTGGGAGCAATGCTTCCATAGTAGTTGCCGGGAGGCAGCATCGGTACTGCGAAAGTCGGGCTATCTGTATTGGCAGTGGCAGTGCCAAAGATGTGTATTCCGCCGTCAACCAAATACTCAAACGTGACTCCGTTTTTCACGGTTTTGTTAAAAGGTGTGATATTAAGCAGATTCTCCCCGCACCCCGTCACCGTCACGTCATTCCGTCCGCTTATCGCCCGGATATTTTCCGGGCTGGGGTCGCCACTACCTGCTTGTGTGGGTTCCCACGATGCCACTACTTTCATCGGATAACCTTCGATACAGTCACTCACCACCACCGGATTTCCGCTGCCCATAAGTGGCGGGCATAGTTTTTCGATGATATTCTGCGAACTCCACGTGCGGTTGCCCGCGGCAAGTGTGTCATCGATTATCGGCACGTTTTCAGCCGCGGTTTCAGCGGCTGTTTTAGCTTGTTCAGCCGCGTTTTTGGCTGCTATGGCATCATCTTTGGCGGTTTCAGCGATGTCCTTGGCGTTCTCCGCATCATCCTTTGCTGTGATCGCATTATCCTTTGCTTCGGTTGCACTTGTTTCTGCCTGTTGCGCAGCTTTAGCAGCTTCAGCCGCGTTACTTTCGGCAGTTTCAGCTGCGGTTTGCGATTCCTTTGCGGCATTAGCCGATGATGCGGCTTTTTCATTTGCGGCTTCGGCGGCTGATTTCGCAGCAAGCGCGTCAGATTTGGCGTTTTCCACTATAATCAGCGCGTCAGACACCGCTTTTGCATTGGCTGTGACTTGATCGCCTACTTCAGATATGGCTTTGGCGTTTTCTTTTGCGTTTGTTTCGGCGGCTTCAGCTCTGGTTGCGGATAAGTCGGCGGCAGCGGCACTAGTCTGCGCAGATGCCGCTGCTGCTGATGCTGTTATTGCATCATCTCTTAGCCCGGCATAGCGCTCGTCAATCTCCTGAACCGCTTTATCATATCTGCCTTCAAGTTTTTCAGTAACCTCTTTTTCCCACTGCTCGAGCGCGAATTTTTCGGTTTCCGTGTACACGTAGTCATCAGGCTTCTCGCGCGGCGCCACAGCCACGATTGCTTTATCCTGCGTATATGATGTATAAACGTACACATATATCCGCCCCGGTATCGTCAGAAGAATATTGGGTATTGTCGCCGATACAATATTGTTGTTTATTACAGGCGAAACAACATAGGCATTGTGATCGTCATTGGGCGATGCAAAATGCACTTCTATCCCCGCCTTATCAAGGTTATCAAGCCCGGAAATTAAGACTTTCCGGTTCAAATCCCACTGTGTAATGAATCCATCACGGTCAGGAATTATTTTAATCATTGGTCTTTCCTTTCCAGTTCGCATATCCGCTGCTCGTGATTATCGAGCCGGTCGTAGATCCTTTTGTGGCTCTCCTTATTCTCGTCGTGCTGCCGGTTCAGATCTACACGAAGCTGTGCCATCGTATCATCAAGCCGCGTCAATGTCCGCACGAGCTTGACTAGAACGCCGCCTAGCGTGATCAGACACCCGACGATGATTATCAGCGCGGACAGGATTTCCCATGTCATGTGATCACCTCCCAGAAATTTTCTGTTCCGGTCACGCCGGGTTCGTAGGGGTTATTGTCCTGCTTTGATCGCCAGACTTTATCTGTATGCTTGCAGACTTCGTCTTTCATGTACATTCCGGATGTTCCGAGCGGCGCGACCCACGGCTTCGCCTTCGCGGCGTCCTTGGTATGCTTCAGCGACCAGAGTGCGCGGGTGTTTGATGGTGTACTGCCGGGGTAATACGAGGCGTTGTGTGGTTGTATGAGTCCGAAGACCTGCCGCTCGCCGTCTACAATTTCATATACCGGAGAGCCGACCGCCCAGCTGCTATAGTCCTTATTCGGGTCGAACTGCGGAATTTTCGATTCCTCGGCAATGATCGCCGTGCCGTCGAGGTCCTTCGCGCGGGACCGCAGATCGAGCGCGTCGGACTTGCCCTTTTCCTTCATTAGGGTGAGGATTTCTGCTTTTGTCATGCCTCGTTTACTCCTTCCTCATATGCCGCCGTCGCTTCCGCGAGGACGCTCGCGGCCGTGTCGGGCTTGGGCTGCGGTTCGGGCGGGTTGATCGGTTTGAAGCTTCCGGTTTCATCGTCGTAGTACCAGCCCTCCGGAGCGGTTGGCTTGATGAAGCGTGCGTCGCCGGTTTTGTTCGAGTCATAGCCCCAGTTCTCGAAGACATAGTCAGGTGTCTCGACAAAGATGATGTCCGGCGGGTACTTGCCTATAGTGCTGTCAATGGTCGGATGTACTGCTGTCGCGTCCCAGTAGCAGAAGCCGTTGTAGATCTGGAATATTTTCATGGTGTTGTCTCCTTATTATGCAGATTTTTCGATGTAGTACTGGATGATAGCTATGCCGGAACCGCCATTCCCGCTTTGTGCCGGACCTGAGTAGTATGCACTATAGCCGCCCTGACCGCCCCCACCGCCCAGAAGTCCATCTCTGTTTCCATCTCCTCCTGGGCCGTAGGCACCACCTCCGCCACCTCCGTTCCCACCATGACCCGCTGGTCCGTAACCGCCACCGCCTCCTGCACCATAGCTGGCCCTAAAATTTTCGGCGTTTGCACCCGTCATATAATCGGCGGCGCCCCCGTCTGCCTGGTAACCTGCCCCTCCGCCTCCATAATAGCCACTGCCACCACTGTTGTCATATGATGATTTTCCACCTTTTCCACCTGATGAGCTGTTGTTGCCACTTTGGCTTGTTGAATTACCGTCCGCACCTGCGCCGCCGTCCGCGCCACCAGCACCACCAATTCCGTAAGGTCCTGCGCCGCCACCTCCGAACTGCCCGCCAGTTCCGCCGGCACAACGATAACCACCAGCGCCACCAGCCCCACCGTTGCCACCGTGATCTGTAGTCGGAGCTTCGCCACCATTCGCGGACAAAAGTGTTCCGAATGAGGTTATTCCGCCGTTCCCAGCGCTTTGAGATTGAGCTGCACCACTGCCGCCTGTACCAATCGTTATTGGGTATGTTGATCCTGGAGTGACATTCAACTCTGCATAAGCCATATAGCCACCACCGCCGCCGCCTGTTTTGCTTCCCCCAGCACCTCCCCCAAACAGCCGTACCATAACTTTCTCCACCCTGCTCGGACAAGTCCAAGTCCCGCTCTGAGTGAATATTTCCGTCTTCATTTCCTTATCGGCAGAACTGCCGCCACCAAACTGATTGATGATCATAACCCTTTATCCTCCCAAAATAACAATATTAGCCGTGACCGCCGCCGACGGTACGCTCTTGCAGGTAAATGTGAGCTTCCCCGCCGACTGTGCCGTGCAGACTATTCCTGCCTTGCCCCAGACTTCCTGCGAATCAGCTGTCGGTGCGACGAGAATCGTGTTCGACGCCGTAACGCCGGAAACATTGACTGTCTGAATGTTGTTCGACCAGCCTGAAGCGGACAGCGTCGCTGTCTTCGTGGTATGCTTGCCCTCCGCGCCGAGCTTCGACCGTGCGCCTGACGCTGTCGTTGAGCCTGTCCCGCCTGATGTTATCGGTACTATTCCCGCGAGTGTTGTCGCGTCCGGAGCTCGATCATCGATGTCCTTTAACTTTCCATCCAGCTTGTCCCAGTTATCATTGAAATCATCCGGCTTCACGTACTCGTTTGAAAGCGGTTTTTTGAAACCGTAGTTAGTTGTAGTCTGTGGCATTTATAGCGCTCCTTCCGCAAGTTGTTTCCATGTCTTTCCGGCAATGTCTGACCATTTGAGGTTCTTCTCGGCGATATCCGACCATGTGTTATAGATCACCTTAATGCTGTACGCGATATGTGCCGGGATGATCTCTTCTATTGCCGCCCGGACGTCATCCATATACGGCGGTACTCCTCTCACGCCTACGAACTCGATCTCAATTGCGTATTCGGATATCTTTTCGGTTATCTCGACATCTCCGTTCGAGAATGACGACAGTACATTTTTGAGATGCTCTATTGTTCCGGTCCCGCCTCCGCGTTTCTTCGCGAGAAGTCTTTCACGGCGGCGGTCGATCGAATCCTCACTGTTCGGGATACCGAATATGTTTTCCCATCTGGATATCGCGTCGGTCGCCGTAGCTATGAGGCATTGCTTGTCCGCGTTATCAATGTCATCTTCCGCGGCGCCGATAGCAGCCTCGTCAGCTTGCAGTATCAGCCGCATAACATAGCTTCCGCGATAGTATTTCGGCAGATCGTTTATCAGCTCGTAATTATGTGACATTCGTGAAATCTCCCATAACAGGCACTTCATCGGTTGCGATAGCAATGTTTGACGTTCCCCATGTCGTTCCTGTCCCCGTTCCGCTCCCTGTCTGTAGGTCACTGTAATCGTCTACGCCATCCACGCTGAGTATGATAGCGCCGATACGCGCGTATGAGACCGCTGTCCCGGAGAGCCGGAAGTTTCTCAGATAATCAGTTATCGCAGCGACTATAGCCGCTTTGACGTTTGTTATGGTATATCCGGATTTGAGCGTGATCTTCGCCTTTACGTTGACAGTTTTCGCGGTCGCGCTCACGACTGTCACTGATGCCCCGACCGGTCTCACCGTCTCGATATATGTCTTTGTCGCTGTGACGAGAGACGTCGGGGCAGTCTCTCCGGACGCGTTTGTTATAACGACCTTAACGGTTCCCGCGCCGTTCCAGAGCGGTATACATTTAGCTCCGCCGACGCCGTCGACCGATAAAGCCCAGTTCACATAGTCATGCTGATTTCCGGATGTTCCGGGAGATCTGATTTTAAGATATGTGCGTTCTCTCAGCTCGTCGTCAGTCTCTCTCTCGGTGCCGCCCGATGTTGCCCCAGCGTTCGTAACGCTTGTCACACCTGAGAGCGTCACGGGCAGACGGTTGATTGCTCCGACAGCGACATTTCCGATCTCTCCCGGCGTCGTGCATACCACCTGTACATCTACTGTTCCTGAAGAGCCGATAGTGCAATCCTCGCGAGTGTAGAACTGTGCGGCTTCGGATGCCACAAGCGCACCGGCGGAAATGACTGTGTTCGCAGTGCCGGTGAATGTCACGCTGCCTTCGGCGTATTGTGCTTCTTTACGCGTGACGCCGACTTCCTTGACCGTCGCGTCGAGGTCGTCTCCGGTCGCCGTATCAATAAGCCTGCGGTCGAGTATTCCGGCAGCCGCCTCCGCGAGCCTCGTTATCTCTGGCGCGACGGGCGCGAGCGTGTCCCAGAATATACTTCCCTCACTCTTATCGTAGGTGTCCGGTACACGCTCGAGCATTGCCGCTAAAATGCTATCCACTGACTGATCATCTCCTCGTTATCAGAATAATCCGTTTTAACCTTGAAGCTCACCCGACACCCTCTGTGTTCAAACTCAAAGTTGAAATCAAATACCTGCCTGACGCCCTCGATATATTCCGGAACACGTTCCGTTATCTCACGTGTCATCGCTATCTTTATAAGATCACGATCACGCTGTCCGGCAAACCAGCCGTAAAAGGGCATACCGTATTGATCATAGACAGGGTACTTTTCGAATTCTGTCCGCAGGAGCTTCTCAATTTTGTTTTTGAGCATCTCAACGCCGGATATTTTTCGCGCCTTCCCGTCAACAATCGTAAAATCGCCTTTGGCAAAATCAAATTCGAACTCGCTCATGCCTTTACCACCTTGCCAAGAATATAATAACGCTGATTATCTTCCGACACGTCTACTACTACGTGATCACCGGCATTGAATGTCATCCCGGCGATATAATACAGATTCGGGTATGCCGCGATTATGTTCGCGGCAAGCCGAACCTTCAGTGGTGAGACCTCAATTACTGTACCGGTTGTGATACCAATCGCGGGAGAATCCCTTGAAAAATGTTTTGCGAGCCTTTGAATATCAGTCAATATTCCTCATCCTTTCAATGATTCTGTTCGCGGCTGTGTTTTTAACCTCTTCGGAATTGATTCCGGTGTATGTTCCGGGTTCGTTCGGTATGCCGAGATAATCAGCCGCGTTTACGCGCTCGCTTCCCCGGCGCACCTCGAAATGCAGGTGCTGACCGGTAACCTGCCCGGTCGCGCCCTCGATGCCGATCTGGTCTCCGATCCGTACCCGCTGTCCCTCACGGAGCATTCGTTTCGCGAGGTGACAGTAGTATATGGTTGCTCCATCATCTCCGAGGACGGCTATGTAGTTGCCCCACTGCCACGTGGCGTTGTTCTTGTCGGTGACGATCTGCGAGCGGATGACGACACCGCTTTTTACGGCGACGATCACATTTCCGTTTCCGGAATCGGTTGTGATTCCGACGAGATCGACACCGCCGTGAAAACTGTTCTTCTGCCCGGTCACGGGATGTGTTCTGTATCCATACCGGCTTGTCAGCCTGCAACGGCATGACTGATATGGCAGAACGAGCTTGTTGCTGAGTGGCAGACCCTCTCGCGATTCTTTTATGGCGTCCATATCTGATGTTGCCGCCGTCTCTATCGTCGGTTTGAACGCCGAGACTTCTTTGTATTCCTGTAAACTCAGTGTTGTTTTGAAATCGTCGCCGAGTTTGTGCGACACCGAGGTTATCACGTATTCTCCAGTCAGACTGGAAATCGGCTCCGTGATCTTTATCCGTTTTCCGACTGCGGTCAGCGCCCAGTTGCCCTTTACGGTTATCGTTCCGTCGGCGAGAATCCGGCTGAGTGACCGGAGCCGGTTCTGAGCCGTGGCGACAGCGCCGGACGCGTCGGATGATACCTTCACATACTCGTGAAGCAGTCCGTACTTTGTTATGCTTCTTTCGTCGGACGCGGTTTCGGTCACGCTGTAACCTGTTCCGTCGCTTACGATAAGAGAAACGCGGTTGCGCATATCGTCGATAGATTCTTCTTTTGTCGGAGAGATTATCGCCGTGAGAGACGCATCGCAGGATAATTCTCCTACACGGTAAATATCGACCGAGTTGAAAGAGGAACTGTCGAGGTAATATTCGCCTCCGTTCGCGTCGATTTCCGCCTGTATCAGCTTCTTCGCTATCTGCGCCGGAGACTGGATATAACAGACAGTATCGATCAGCGTCGGCATATCCGGACAGTGATGATTGAAAAGTCCGCATTCCTTGAAGAGCGCCGCGAGCGCCTCACTCACTGTCATTCCGGTGAACTGCATGATTTTCTGCGACCGGTTCAGATAATAACAGGTGTCATAAGCGGTGAGCGTGAGAAGTCTGTCAGTACGTTCAACGCTCGTCACGTTTCCCCAGAAATATTGATGCCAGTCCTCATAGACTTTGACGAGATCTCCGAGTTCAACCGTAATATTCTCACCCTTATCAGAGAGCGGGAACGAAGCCTTCACCTTTGCTCCGAGCTGAGACATGGATTTGTCGTATGTAACGTCAAGAGGATAGTACTGCTTGCCGCCGATCACAAAGTTGAGCATATCATACCTCTCGTTTCTGAGTGAACCGCATATTGTAATACACGTTTCCGCCCTGCCGCATGGAGTACTCGAAAGTATCCATGATCATTGTCTTGTCGAAGCCCATTCCGGTGATGATGAGACGACATTGTTCTCTCCCGTCGCGAAATCTCTTCAGGAGCGGTATATACCCGATGCCGAATGCCGCGTCGCCGTTTGACAGAGGAAGGTGTGACGATGGGAAGAAGCTGGAAAACGATACTTCAGTGAGTGTGTTGTAGCCGATGTCCGATATGTACCCCGCGTTCGCGGTTTCATACTTCCGGACGTCTGTCCCCTCCGAAATGGTGATTTCGGAGGGTGTGATCGGCAGCAGCAGGGAATAGCTCATATCGGCAGAGCAAAGATAAACTTTTACCATGAGTTATCTATCTCCTCCACTATCCGTCTCGCGACCTTTTCCGCGAGCTCGTCGTCAGATTGTTGTACGCCGGAGATGTTGACTGTGATGTTATTTGTAGGTTTATCGTTGGCGACCATTCCGCGCTGGGTGAAATTGTTTATATCAAACTTACCATTATCGATATGGTAATCGTCCTCTATCACATCGCGAACTATTCCAGTGTTGAGGTCTACAACTTTCACACCGGCGAGTTTATCAGCAGAATAGTAGTCTCCGCTTCTGAATGCTTTCCATGTGTCACGCTGCTTTTTGCGTTGCCTATATGCTGCGTATCCACCGGCTGCTGCCACCGCAGCACCCCCGGCAAAAACGCCCATCGTTCCGAGAACGCTTCCGGCGGCTGTCGCGCCAGCAGTTCCCGCAGCGCCTCCGGCTGACGCACCCGTGCCAGCAGCACCAGCACCCGCAGCTCCGGCAACACTACTTCCAACTGCGTTTCCCGCAGCACTCGCAGCGGCTTTTCCAAAGAAGGATTTTCCCAAGCCGCCAAGTGCGGTCTTCAGCGTCTGGACATTTTTTATGGTTGTCGCTATCGTCGAGAGAAGCCCGAGAAGCACTTTTCCGACAACGACGATGCCGACAACGGCAGCCGCGGACCACCTCGCCCAGCTGTTTTCACTGAAGAACTTATATGTGCCTTCTCCGAGCGACCATAATGTCTCAAACAATTTACCGGCTTTGTCGGCGAGTTTGTCGACAGTTCCGTCCTCGCTCCACTCGACGAGCTGATTCGCGATTGAGTTCGCTTTGCCGTTGATGCGGTCGAGCAGCGACCCGACACGCACAGTCCCGTCGACGCCCATGCCGACGATACGTGCGAGCGAGAGCTTGACGGAACCGGTGATCGTTGACCACGCGCCTTTTGTGGTAGACGCGAGCTTTTCCATTCCTCCGCCGAATTTCTCGTCGAGGAATTTCTTAAGAGCGATCTGTGTGTTTTCAATCGAGTTTGTCGCGAGCCCGTTTTCCCTTACAAAGTCCTTGAAGGTCTGTCTCGACACATTGATCGTGTCAAGGAACTCTCCGTACTGACCTGTCGAAAACGCCTTGATAAACTGTGTCTGAACCCCGTTTATCTTCCGGTTCGAGCCCGCGGCGGTATCACCGAGCGTTGTGAGATAGTCTTCGGTCTTCAGCTTCGCCATCTCGAGCGCCGCCGAAGCCTTTGCCATTTCTCCGCCCTCGAAAGGCGTTTTGTTGGCGAGGTTTATCGCGTATGCCATCACCTCACCGGCGCGCTGTGTGTCTTTTGTCGCGGTCTCGAGCTGTGAATGATATGTCTCAAGGTCAAAGCTGAGCGACAGACCGGTTTTCGTTCCCGCGACGACTCCGGCGGCGAGCACAGCCGTACCCCATTTCGCGGCGCGGTCTATTGCTTTATCAACGCCTTTGCACCACTTGTTTACAGTGGATAGTGAAGCCTGCGCGGCTCTCTGTTCCTCTTTGGAGAGGTTCTGCCAGTTCTTGCCGCACTGTATGAGTTTCGGCGACATTTTGTCTTGCAGATTCAGTATCGCGGCTATTACGTTGCTTGCCACTGTTTAACTGTCCCCCTCTCCCTTGAGTCCTTCAACGTATATATCACGAACGGCGGAAAGGTACAGACGCTCTCCCACGCTCAGTGCCGCGAGCTCACGGAGCGAATAGCCCCTGAGTAACCAGAAAGCGTATAAACTCATTTCCTCGTCGTGATCTATCAGTTTTTTATTGCGTCCCCGACTGTCAGGAACCTGTCCGCGAGCGTGTCGCCGAGTTCTATCACCTCAGCCGGTGTAAAGAGCTGATCAACTATATCCCGCGGATCGCCGCTGTTTTCCTGTTGTAGCGCCGTTCCGTGCAGAATGTCACAGCAGTCATATACCATTTGCCGGCAAGCCCGATAAATCGCGGAGATGTCTCCGCCGCCCGCTCTTACCTTTCCGATGAAATCGAGCTGCTGATCGCTCGTCGGCGCGTGGAATGTCAGCGTCTTTCCGAGTGACTTTATCTCAATCTCCTCTGTTTCGGACTCTGACTGCTCGCGTCTGAGCTTCAGACGGAGAATATCGTCCATTGTAGCTTTTTCCACTTTATATCTCCTCCAGCGGTTCAAAATCAACAGCCTGAATCGAAACGTTCTGTTCGATCGGTTTCTGCGATTCGCAGTTCAGAATATCGAAATTCTTGAATACGACGTTATGAATCACGTAACGCTCGGATTTCCCCGTAGCCTTGTCCCTGAGCTTCGTGATGATCTTGATGTCCGGCATGATACCGGTACGATACGCGCGTCCCCATTTCTTCTGGATGGTCGAATCAATCTTGTAGACGGTGACGCTGCCCTCGACCGAATATCCGCCGTACACGGGATATGTGCGGTAATCTCCGCAGACCGTGACATCCTCGAATTTGCCGTTGACGGAAATATCTATCTTGCTGAGTGTGGCGAGCTGATCTCCGCCGAGCCACACTTCGGCGTCGCTGCCGGTGAAGGTTCGTATAAGCTTGTCCATGCCTTTTCTCCTTATGCCATAGCTATCTCGAACTTCAGGTTTTCCATCGATCCGAGGATTTTTATATCCGCCGTCAGGTATACGGTGTGCTTGAAGGACATCTGGCGGACCTTCGCGTCCTCCCATTCGGACGCTTCGGTTTTGCCGGACGCGACCCACGCCGCGCGCTGTGCGGTTACATCTATATCGACAGTGTTTTCGTACTCATTATCGAGTATGAGCGACCCGGCAAGGTCACTGAAATAGCCTCTGACAGCGGCGACGAAAAGCATCTGATTGTCAAGGCAGTTCTTGTACTTGCCGAGATAGTTCGTTCTGAACTCGTCACGGATATCGTCGGCAATGAGATCCATTGCCTCAACTGTCTCTATATATTTCATGTCCTCCGTCAGCGTCTTGCCGTTGGTGGTTATCAGCGAGTTGACGCCGGTTCCGACGTAGACCGCGTCGACGTCCGGAACAAGGATGAATTTGCCCGCGCCGACCGCTGTGTCGGCGTTGTCGACAGCGACACATCCGGAGAGATTTCCGCACACGGCGTTTGTCACTCCGGTCTCAACATTCGCTCCGGCGAGAAGCCCGAGGAGCGACGGCAGATAAGCTGGTCCGGTCTGTTCTCCGCGCGCATCCGCGAACGTGACTTTGGTGTTTATAAAGTTCACGACGTGACGCTTGTCCGGCGCTGTCGAGAGCCCGTGAACGATAGCTTTGTATGTCTTCGCGTTCCCCTCGCACGTGCCTATCCACGACACGAGCCCCGCGAAATCGGTCGAGGTTCCGTCCGCGACAGTCACCCAGCCGGTTCGGACGTTTTTCTCGATGATAGCTGTTGCGTCGGCAATGGTTCCGGATGTTCCTATGCGCACTACGCATACCTTATACGGCTGTTTCAGCGCGAAGACATCGTCTATGTACTGCATATTGGTTGCCGTGAACTCGGCGCTCTTCTTGTCGGCGTCAGCACGGCTTGAAAACGCGTAGAATGTTGTGTCCGCGCCCTCGGTCGCGTCGCGGACGATAAGCACCGCGATACCGCGCTCGGAGCGCTCTATGAGAGACGCCGCTCTCTGTGAGAACGTTATCTCAACTTTCGGCATTGTTACTGCCATTGATCATTTACCTCCGTATTAAGGATTTCCATATCTTCTCCTGAACCGATGCTGTCCGGGTCCTCGTCGATCGTAGTGATCTCATCAATCTGAGTGACATCGAAATCGACCGTGAGAGCGCCGTCCGCCGATACAAGCCCGGCTTTGAGCTTGTCTGTCAGCGCGTAAAGCGCGGGTTCGACTTTCTCATATACATCGAAACACTCGAGCTTCGGTCTGAGCTTGTCCTTCGCGAAGTAGACAAGTTCCACCGGAAACGTGCGGCGGACCATATTTCCCGCGAACTTCTCGCTCTGCAATTCGTCGATTATCAGCTTGAACGCCGGACGCTCAATTTCCTCGAGCTTTTCCTGCGCCGTGAACGGAATGTTCGGATACACAGTCCGGACCCTCTCGATGATCATAGCGTTGATTTTATCGATTGTTATCATAATTTGCCCTCATTGACCATTTTGTCGATCCATGCTTCAAGGTCATGTTTGTACACAGAATCAAATTCCGCTTTGACGTTCCTGTATACGTTATAAGCCTTTGTATGCCCGATTTCGGGCGCGTTTTTGTAACCATCCTTTTTCTTGTACCCCTTCGCTATCTTGCGACCACTTTCAACATATTTGCCGTGACCGGAATTGTTAAAAACGCGTTTGGACAGAGCCTCATTATATCGGTATGTTTTACCGACCTTGAAGTGTGTATGGTACTTTTTGTGGATGTTTCCGCCTTCGCTTCCATCGTTTTCGTCGATACGTGACACAGGTACGTTCTGCTTAGAGTAGCTGTTGAAGCGACGCCTGAGTTTACGTGCCTCAGCAGCGAGTATCTTCTTTGACTCTTTCGGAATTGTTTCTTCCGCAAGCTTCATCATGCGGTTGCGGTACTCGTCGATTGATATGCCGTAACTCACAGATTTCTTACCTCCCGGCAATAAGCGACGATCTTATCCGGCTCGTTGTAATGCGGCATGATATACTGTATCTCGAGCCGTTCGTCTCCGATCCTGAGATGATATTTCTCACTTAACTGCTTTGCGGCAGATCTTCTGAATGTCACCTCATGGGTTATGCTTTCGTATATTGCCGCCGGAACAGTGCCTATCTGCTCGACGCGCCCGGACTTCGGGATAATATCACACCACAGCGCCGCGAGCTTCTGTTCCTCTCCGTCGGTTTCGCCGAGGGCGTTGAGGGCGGTTTTCCGCCCCCAGACCTCGACACGGTTTCTGAGCCTTGTTGACATGGATTTAATCATATCAGATTCACCCTGTGCATATCAAGCACCGACATGACGAACGGATTCTGCTTGTCGCTGTCGACTATCAGCGAACGGTTGTCGTACATATCGGCGACAAGCACCATCAGAACGGCGTCGAACTCATCGTGTTCGTCGAGATATTCCGCGCTCTGCCCGGTGTACGCCATTATGTAGCCGACAGCGGCTTTTTTCATCTGCTCGATCTGCCCGACCGCCACCTCATCGGGGTTATCCTCGCGGACATAATCGAGCAGTTCAGCCGCGGTGATCATGCTGACCATTTGTCAGGACGCCTTCATGGTGAGGACCGCGAGCTTCTGTTCGTCTGTAACCTTGGAGTCCATCTCGAACCACATGACGACGCCGAGCGCGTGCTGTGTCGCGTACTTCTCGCGAAGCACCTCAACCGACGGCTCTTCGCGGATGTTGACCGACAGTCCGGAATAATCGCCGTAAAGGATCGGCTTCGCGCCTGCCGCCATAGCGGGCATATTATCCGACAGATTTACCGGCTTGCCGAGAAGTCTGAACGGGAGGTCGGAGCTGAAATCTTCCTGAAGCAGATAGCGGTTCGTGGTGTCCTTGAGCTTCTTTATCTCGGTAAAGGTGTCCGAGTGCATCGTCCAGCAGGCGTTCTTCTGGTAGCCCTGCTTGATCTTTGCCTGAAGCGTGATAAGCTCGTCAGCGGTGACAGCCGCCGCGGCTGCCGCGGTGAGCCCGGTGCTGGTAGCGGTCGCCCCGGTCATAGCCGACGAGCCCGTGCCGACAAGGCACTCCTTCTCGATCTTCCTTGCCGCGACCTCCGCCATTTGTCCGATGACGAAATTGACGACGTCAATGTCCGCGTTGTTAACGACGGATCTGCCGATCAGAGTCAGCGCGCCCATGAGGTAACCCTCAAGGTCGACCGAATCAAACTTTCCGGCGTCGGCGGTAAGGTCGGTGAACTCGGTCGCGTAGCCGCAGGTGATGTTGTGCGTGGAGTTCGCGTCGGTCCACTTCGGGACTCTGAGCTTGCCCTTGACGTGATACTGCGTCGCGCCTTTGAATATCGGGCAGATATCCTGTATCTTTGTGATAATGCGGTTTGCGATGGACACCGGAATGACCGCGGTGTTGTTAGACATGGACACATTCTGTTCGCCCGCTCTCGTCTCAAGGCGGTTCGCGACGCCGCGGATGTAATTTGCGAATTCGTGCGTCTCAGCCTCGGCTCTCTGCTCGTCAGTCTGACCGCCAGCCTGACCGTTGTCGTTCGTCTCCTCGCTCGAAGCTCCGCGGCGCTCGGCGTCCTGCATCTCGACGATGGTCAGACGAAGACGCTCGACCTCATTTTTCGCGTTCTGATACTCGGTGTTTTCCTCGTCGGTCATAGCGCGGGTTTCGGTCGATGCGTTGTTGAGGATTTCCTTCATTCTGGTGAGGAGATTGTTTCTCTTTTCGATAAGTTCCTTGATTTTCATATCATATTCCTTTCTGCAAATAATTCAAACTGCTTTGCGAGCAGCTCGTTTTTGATTCTGATGTCGGTATCTACGGTTTCGTTCTCTTCATCGACCGCCGATCTGAGTTCGGTCGTGATCTCGCCTTCCGCCCGAGTCTCGACCGACGTTCCGACATAGCATGGAGTCATACTGCTGTCGATCAGCGACACCTCCGCGAGATTGATGTCGGTCAGAGTCCGGCGTGGGAATGGTTTCGCGCTGTCGTCCCAGCTTTCGCCGCCGGGATTCAGCGAGAACCCGAACGACCATCCGCGAAGCTCCTTCCGGCGTGCTTTCTCAGCGACTTCCTTGTCGGTAATGTCGGCTGAGATGTGCAATCCGATATTGTCCTCGCGGAATGTCGCGTCAGCGTCAAGCACCCGGCGATGATCGAGCATCACTTCCGGCTTTTTCACGGCGCAGGCGCGGTTGAACACGCCCGGCGCGACCTGCTCGACGAATTTGCCCTTCGGCGACGGAAGCGGGCGTGAATCCCTGCCGACGGCGTTGACATATCCCTCTATGTGGACTTTGTTGTCAGCTCTTATCTCCACTCTCATTTTCTTCACCTCCTTCAAATTTGGTCTTTCCGCCGAGCTTAGCGAAAGCGTTCATG